TAGACATCAGTGATGCAGATCAAGAGAAGTTTTTGTGTCAGTGACACCGTAAGCCAGGAACTCGTAAAACGTTTTCCTGATGTGGAGTTCTCATTGAAGGGTAAGGCTACTCATCCTCATCCTATGGGAGCTCTAGAGAGAGCTATCGCTGAAGCGAAGCTGTTGGAGGACATCGATCGAAGTTTCGGAGTCCTCAGAGTTGTAGATATTGGTGGTAATGCCAATCGTCATGCAGCTGCTGGAAGAAAGAACATACATTCGTGTAATCCTGTTCTTTGTCCGAGTGATGTGGCAAGACGGTCACCTGAAAATTATCGGGTTGATGCGGTCTACTGTAACAATAACGTGTTTGAATGCATGGAACCCGCCGACGTGTACTTAGCTGTACATTCGTTGTATTACCTTACTCCGGACCAGGTTTTGTCCTTGGTCATGAGGTCGGGGAAACAACGATTGTACGCTTGTGTGCACGTTTTTAGCGAGTTGTATGGTAAGATGCATTTTAACGGAGACTATTACGAATCATCGTATCAAGTCTTTGCTAAGCAACGACGATTGTCGGTGCAAATGGACGTTGTTGGAAACCTACACGGTTACACCCATGATGCCATGTTTTGGCTCCAGGGAGGTTATTACTCCAATGGAAAAGAAGCTATGGCTTGGGAGGGTTACCAAGTAGGCGATACTTGGAATTTGAAATTCTTGCCAGCCCCTTTGGGATTGACGCCTAAATCGCGTGAAGACCTTAGTTTGGTACAGTCGTTAGATCGGAGTGATCATTACGGAGCTATCAATGGCGTTGTCAGTTTGGATGACGCGGGCAAAATGAAACCGTTGTTGGAGTTTCTTTCGATTAAGAAGCGTGCTTTTAGGAGCCTCGGCGATTACATTTGGGTGAGAAATGAGACTTCCACTCTTATACTTATACCGAAAGGTGTGGTTAAGGAGGTGGCTTGCAAGATGGTTGGTGTAGAAAGGAATAAGGAGGGGTTGCGCAAGTGTATAAACTTGATGCGGTCCGCCGTGCGGTCGTCTAAGATCTCTATTCCAGCACAGTTGAGGTTGAATTCCATTATATATGGTTCAGCATTCGCCTTCATATATTCCCTTGAAGACGAGATAGATGCGTTCAATCGGTTGTGTACCCCAATAAAGATGCGCTTATACGCGCGGTTGGCCAAGACTATGTCTTTGGAGAATTTCATTTGTTGTGCTGGTCTCCCTCCAGTGGAGTGTGAGAGTACTGTCAATTTGACGGTTGAAGCATATAATGAAAATCGTTCGTCGGTACCTACTGGTACCTTCGACGCCGCTAAGGCTTGGCCGAAAGGCCTGCCTGGAGTTGAGTGCACCATGCCCTTGAAAGAGATAAGGGCTGGGGCTAAGGTGGAAGGGGGTGACAGTGAGAAGATTGAGGATAAACCTCAGTTTTTTCCTGTCGCAATGACGTTTAGTCAGTATATACCCGTCGTACCTTATGCTTCTTTGAACAATGAAACGATAGCTGTCGTTAACCGGGCCTTGATGAAGGTTCCAGAAGAGGAAGCAGTGGCGTGGTCTTTTGTCAAGAACACTGCCGAGAAATGGCTGCCCCGGTTTAGATGCGAAAGTGAGAACGTCGATGAGGAACTAGACTTCGAAGAGTGGAACTCTAGATTTCCTCAGGCCAAGCAAGCCAGACACCGTAATGCTTGGTTCAATCTCCAGGAAGCTGGTTTTGAGCCTAAGCATGCAGTGTTTAATTTGTTCGTCAAAAGAGAGCTGACTTTTAAAGGGGGCTCTGAATTTGAGGACTTTGACCCTAGGGCTATCCAGGGCACTACTGATGAAGCCAATGCGGCACTCGGTCCATTTATG